TCAAAGTCTTGCAACTAAGATTAAACGAAAAAGTTATACTATAAGTAATCACAGATTCGTTTACAAAGATCATGATTGTATTTTACCTGGTGAATGTTTACCTATTGAATGGGGTCGAGGGTGTATCTTTCAATGTACATTCTGCAGAGACCCTGGATTAGGAAAAAGACCAGGAACAGATGAAAAAGATATTAACTTAATGGTGGACGAATTTGTGGAAATGTATGAAAGATTCGGAACTACTAGTTATTATTTTTTAGATGATACATTTAACGCAAGTTTGGACAGGTTAGAATCTTTAGAAAAAGTTTATAATAAGTTACCTTTTAAATTAGAATTTTTAGCATATAATAGGGCAGATTTATTAGATAAGCACTCTCATACTCAAGATATTTTATATCATTGCGGACAAAGAGGCGCATTATTCGGTATAGAAACATTTCACCCAGATGCAGCTAAAAAAATATCTAAACCTTGGAGTGCTCGTCGCGGTAAAGACTTTTTATTAGAAATTCAAGATAAGTGGAAAAATACACACATAGATTGTCATTTTATAGCTGGTCTTCCAGGAGAAAATATTGAACATCTTTTAGAAACAGCTAACTGGTTAAAGAATACAAAATTAGGATTTTACTGGTTTATACCCTTGATCATGATGCAGGATCAAAAACAAGGATTATGGGAAAAAAATTCAGAACAATTCGAAATAACATGGAAAGATCCAAAAAATCCTTTTAATTGGGAGTGGAACGAATGGAATTATACTAAAGCATATAATACTGCTGCACTGTTAAACAGAGTAGTAGATGCACATTCTAAATTTTCAATGTGGAATTTAGGAAGTTTTAAAACTATCGGAATAAACATGACGGATTGTATCAATAAAGATATTTCGTATGTTTATAACAATTTTGGAGATGTGTACGATCACGAACAACGATTGTTCAAACAGTACAAAACAATATTAGAAACTAAGGCCGGCAGATAATCAAAAACTTTGACAGGCATTAATTATTATTTTATTATTACATAGGGAGAACTAATATGGCAAAAGCATTTGATTTAACAAAATTTCGTAAGACATTAACTAAAAGTATTGACGGGTTGGGTGTAGGATTCAACGATCCTACAGATTGGGTTTCAACAGGAAATTATGCATTGAACTATCTTATTAGCGGAGACTTTAACAAAGGCGTTCCGCTGGGCAAAGTTACTGTATTTGCAGGAGAAAGTGGCGCTGGCAAAAGTTACATTTGTTCGGGTAATTTAGTCAGACATGCACAAGAACAAGGCATATATGTAATTTTAATTGATAGTGAAAATGCACTTGATGAAGATTGGTTGAAGGCACTTGGCGTAGATACTAGCGAAGAAAAACTTCTTAAACTTAATATGGCTATGATTGACGATGTAGCAAAAACTATAAATGAGTTTATGAAGGAATATAGAACAATGGAGGATCGTCCAAAAGTCTTGTTTGTAATTGACAGTCTTGGAATGTTGTTAACACCTACAGATGTTAATCAATTTGAAGCAGGAGATTTAAAAGGTGATATGGGCAGAAAACCTAAGGCGCTCACGGCGCTGGTTCGTAATTGTGTTAATATGTTTGGTAGTGCTAATGTTGGTCTTATCGCTACAAATCACACATATGCTAGTCAAGATATGTTCGATCCTGACGACAAGATTTCAGGAGGACAAGGATTCATTTACGCAAGTTCTATTGTGGTTGCCATGAAAAAGTTGAAACTAAAAGAGGACGAAGATGGCAATAAAATCAGTGAAGTACGAGGAATTCGTGCAGCTTGTAAAGTAATGAAAACACGATACGCAAAACCTTTTGAAAGTGTACAAGTAAAAATTCCTTATGAAACAGGTATGAATCCTTACAGCGGATTAGTAGATCTATCTGAAGCCAAAGGGTATCTTAAAAAAGATGGTAACCGACTTTCATTTACAACAAACGATGGAGAAATACTTAAATATTATCGAAAAGAATGGGAACGTAACGAAGAAAACTGCTTAGATAAATTAATGGTAGATTTTGATAAAATAAAAGTAACTATATCAGAGGAGTTAGTTGAACATGAATGAAAATCAGATTGCAGATATTTGGATGCTGTTTAAAGAATATTTAGATAAAAAAACAATAGAATTAGCAGCCGAACGATATGTGGATTTGTTAGCAGATAACGGTATTAGTGATAAAGTACTTCACTCAGCTATTGGTTTCGATGAAGCATTAGACGAAGCTATTGAGTATTACTTAGATGAAGATTCAGAAGACCACGACGATGAAGATTCAGAAGACGACTGGGACGATTACGAAAATTAATTATGTCCTGGTATTCAAAAATAAGTAAAGATATATCTTATATTCCAGATGCCGTAGTGTATTATGAAGCCGAATTGGAGGCAGCAAGGAATGATAGCCGTATCGCGGGTAATATTGAAAAGGCAGCTGCTAATATGCCAGGCATCGTGGAATTAAGATATAGTCAACTACAAGAAATTGAAGCAGTATTAGAATATCTTAATATTGAACTTCGAAGACTAAAAAGTCAACATTTTCGCAAATATTTAGAAAACTATCAACGAGCATTAAGCTCTCGAGATTGCGAAAAATATGTCGAAGGTGAGTCAGATGTGGTTGATTTTGAAAAGATAATCAATGAGTTTGCCTTACTTAGAAATAAATGGTTAGGAATCACTAAAGCTTTAGACATTAAACAATGGCAGTTATCTAACATAATCAAACTTCGAGTAGCCGGAATGGAAGACGCTAGTCTTTGACCCAATATAAATATCAGCATGAAAAAAATCGTGTTGATAACAGGTGGATTTGATCCGATCCATTCTGGACATATATCTTACATTCAAGAAGCCAGTAAACTAGGAGATTTACTAGTTATTGGTGTAAATTCCGATCAATGGTTAGCTCGTAAAAAAGGTAAATGTTTTATGCCTTTAATGGAACGTGCTAATATTTTGCGTAATATTAAAGGGGTCGATTTTGTCATCGATTTTGATGATAACGACAATACAGCTAACCATGCTATATGGATGGTCAGACAAAGTTATCCTCAAGATCATATTATTTTTGCTAACGGTGGCGATCGCACAGCATTAAATATTCCAGAAATGGATATCACAGACAATCACCTAGAGTTTGCCTTTGGTGTCGGCGGATCTGATAAGAAAAATTCTAGTTCATGGATATTAGAAGAATGGAAATATCCTACAACACAGAGGCCTTGGGGATATTATCGAATATTGCATGAAAACAATACAGAAGTTAAAGTAAAAGAACTTACTGTAAATCCCGGACAATCGTTGTCTATGCAAAAGCATCAAGATAGATCAGAACATTGGTTTATTGTCGAAGGTACAGCGGAAGTATATACTATAAATCGCAAAAGCGATCACGAATTTGTAGGAACCTTTCATAAACATCAATCATTACATATTAAAAAAGAAGAATGGCACCAATTATGTAATCCGTCGTCTACTCCTTTAAAAATAGTAGAAATACAGTATGGAACTAATTGTGTAGAAGAGGACATAGAAAGAAAATGAAAGTATATGTTGGGTACGATTCTAGAGAAGATATTGCCTATGAAATTTGTAAATATTCTATTCATAGAAGAAGTTCGGGTGTACAAGTCGAACCTTTAGATCAGCAAGAACTTAGAGAACAAAAAATCTATACAAGGGAAGTAGATCCATTAAGTTCAACGGAATTTACTTTTACAAGATTTTTAGTTCCTTATCTTTCCGAATATAAAGGATGGGCCATATTTTGTGATTGTGATTTTTTGTTTTTAGAAGATATAACTAAATTATTTGAAGTTGCTTGGAGAAAGGAAAATCAGCAATATGCTGTAATGTGTGTTCATCACGAATATAATCCAACAAATTCTACCAAGATGGATAATCAAACACAACATTTATATCCTAGAAAAAATTGGAGCTCGTTGATTTTGTTTAACTGTCAACATCCTTCGAATCAACTACTAACTCCAGAACTAGTTAACAGTCAAACTGGAGCATTCTTACATAGATTTCAATGGCTTAAAGATGAAGAGATAGGTACAATCAACCATGAATGGAACTGGTTAGTAAATTGGTACCACGAACCTAAAGACGGTTCGCCTAAAGCTATTCATTATACTGAAGGCGGTCCTTGGTTTCCTAATTATCTTAATTGCGAATACGGTGCTACATGGCTTCAAGAAAAATATGAATATTTAAAACATACTGCACCAGCTCCTCTACTAAGCCCGTACGAATCTGTTCCAGATGAAATTAAAAATATTTTTGACAGTATATTGAAATATAGGGTGGACCCATCCGGAAGTTATTATAATATTACTACAAAAAGCATAGTAGAACAAATTAAAAATTTAACAGTAGATTCTATAATTTCTGTTAATTCAGATAGTAACGAAGTAAAATATTTGGAGAAAGGACATATGTACGACCCTATTTTACAAAATTTTGTATTAGGAGCTGGAGGTCAAATTAGTACTTGGGACATCGCCGAGCCTAAATCTCAACCTGTACTTTTAAGAGGAATTACTAAACGTAAACAAATGAAAAGCTGTCAAGAAATTGGAAGAGATTTCTATTATATAGATACAGGATATTTTGGAAACGGTCGTAAAAAATTATATCATAGGGTTACAAAAAACTCCATGCAAAATATAGGACCTGTGTTAGATAGACCAGCAGACAGATTCGAAGCCACCGGAATGAGCTTAACAAAGTTTAGAAGAGGATCTAGTATTCTTCTTTGTCCGCCTAGTGCTAAGGCGATGGCATTTTATGAATTAGATTTAGACGAATGGTTGACTACTACTATTAACACTATAAAACAGTATACTGATAGGCCGATAATAACAAGAATTAAAAAAGGTCGTGCAGAAAGAGTAACTACTGACACAATGGAAATGGCGTTATCTCGTGATGTGCATTGTTTAGTGACTTTTAACAGTATAGCTGCTACAGAAGCATTATTGTTAGGAAAACCTGCATTTACTTTAGGACCAAATGCTGCACAAAGCCTTTGCCTGTCAGATTTGTCAAAAATTGAAACACCTTACATACCAACACTCGATGAAGTGCATCACTGGGCATGTCATTTAGCATACGCACAATTTACCGTAGACGAAATGCGATCAGGATTAGCTTGGAGAATTGTAAGTGAAACATGATGTCATAGTTTATAAAAGTAGTGTGTTAAATTTAAACAAGCACCCAAGAAAAGAAAGTTGTTTACAAAGTTTTGCAGATGGTGCAAAATTATTAGGAGCTAATGTTCATGTTGAAAATTCTTATAAGTATACTCCTAGTAAGTTAGCAGTTATTCTTGGATGGGTCACACAAGACAAAACTACTCCTAATGTTCTTTTACGACAACAGATTGTAGAAGAACAAAAAAAGATAGGCGGTCGAACTATGTGTATTGATGCAGGTTGTTGGAAATATGCAGATCTAGAAAATAGGTTTTTAAGATATAGTTTAGACGGACCATTTTATGATCAAGCGGAATATGCTAATAAACACAGCGATTCTAAACCATGGAAAAAAATTAGTAAATCATTGCAAATAGATATCAAACCTTGGAGGACAAAAGGTAGACATATTTTAATTTGTATGCAAAGAGACGGAGGATTTAGTATGAAAAATCTAGATCCCGTGGTATGGTTAGATCAAAAAATAAAAGAAATACGTCAATATACAGACAGACCTATAATAATTAGACCTCATCCAGGAAAACCTCAAGATTTTTCAAAATTTGTACAAAGTAATATTACAGTTATGGATAGTAAATCAGTTCCGTTAACTCATAGTATGCATAAGGCATGGGCCGCAGTATTTTTTAATAGTTCTAGTGCAGTAGCAGCTATATGCGAAGGTATTCCTATTTTTATCGATGATTCAAGTTGTGTAGCAAAAGCAGTTGCTAATATGTCTATAAAAAATATCGAAAATCCTGAAATGTTTGAAAGAGATCAATGGTTATTTGACTTAGCCGCAGCGCACTGGAACGACGACGATGGAAAAACTGGTAGAATTTACCAAAAATTTAGGCCTTTTTTGATTTAAGAATCCAATCTTTATTATATTGTTCTATAACCTCATATCCCCATTTATTTAAAAGTTTAATACTAGTTAAATCTTTCATGTCGTCTTGATACTCGTGTTTTTGTTGTTCAATAACAAGGATTGGAAGATTATTTTCTATTGTTTGTTGCGCACCCAGTAATATTTGTTCTTCAAATCCTTCGACGTCAATCTTAATCATATCTATATCTTTGAAATTAAAACTGTCTAAAGTTTTCATAGATATTTCACCTTTTCCATAAGAAGTTAGATCAACATGACTGTGTCCTGTATTACCTGCAACAATATTCATGTTAATTAATGTTTCTTCTTTGCCTAATGCGTTATCATATAGCGTATAATTTTTTAATTTAACATTTTTCACAAAACATTTTCTAAAATCACGCACTGGTTCAAACGCAATGACATGATTAAATTCTTTTACTAAATCGCAAGCCCACAATCCTACGTTCGCACCAATATCTATACAATATCTTCTTTTTTCACAAATTTTTACAGCAGCATCTCTAGCTCGCCACTGATATCGTAACACATTATCTTTCTTTAAGCTTTTATCCAGCATCTTTGGAAAATGATCGTCGTAAGCCGGAAAATAAAACCCGTGATATTCTTTTAATCCCATTTAATTTGTCCAATATTTTTCGTTTCTTTTAACTACAAGGTCCGTAGGCATACTTTTACCGGTTTTTTTACGTGCTCCTTTAAGATGATCGAGGTATGCACCCCAAGCACTATTGATTAAAGGGTGACCTTCTCCTTTAATAAGATTTTTTGACCAATCTAACGAGTTTAAAGGAACATCTTTCCTTACAGCGTCGAACACAAAACTGTCGTGCCACTCGTCTAAGGTAAAAATACCGTTTTCGGCTTTATCATAATACTCTTGAAACCTTTTTAAAAATCTTTTTGTCTGTTTCTTATGAAGATTTAACGAATACAAACCACATTCACTAAATTTTCCTTCCCTTCCTAAAAAGCAAAGATCGTTTTCTTCAGGAATTAGAGAATTTAACACATTTTCGTCAACGGGACTATGACAAATCATGTCTGCATCCATCCAAATTAAAATATCTGCATCGCAATTAGCTGCACAATGAAAAATACTGTAAACTTTGTGACTAAATCTTACCGCATCCCATTTGAAACCTTTTCCGGCATCTCTTCTTTTGCTTCTAACTGGGTCTTGACTAACATCACCATTGGCTTTAGGGACATTTTTCCACTTATTTTTAAAATCCACTAAAGGTTGACTAGCTGAATGTAAATCTCTTACAATTAAGTTAACACCGGTCTCGGCAATCTCGCAATCTTCGGTGTACACATATAAAACAACCGACTGAGGCCATGTTTTTAAGAAAGTTTTTATGAACTTTTGAGCATATTGCTCATAACCTTTGGCATGAAAAGTTGTTACGACTGCATACTTTGGCATTGTTACTCCGTTAAATACATACATTACTTATCAACTATATGAAACTGTCAATTTTTCCTCGATTTGGTGCTCAAAACTCTCGACCTGTATTTGCTGCTCTCGAAAAAGGTGCAAAAAATTTAGGGTTCGACTTAGTAGAACACGATATGTCAGCCGATATACTAGTAATATGGTCAGTCTTATGGCATGGAAGAATGTTACAAAATAGACCCATATGGGAACATGCTCATCAGCAGAGAAAAAAACTATTGGTGTTAGAGATAGGATGTATTAAGAGAGGAGAAACATGGAGAGTAGGCCTTAATCATGTTAATAATTTAGGTTTTTTTGCTAACGAAACTAATCTTATACCAGAAAGATCAAAAGCATTAGGTATTGAATTAAAGCCTTGGCAGTATAGTGGCTATAATATTTTGATATGTGGACAGCATACTAAAAGCGAACAATGGGTACATCGAGCCGACCCTGTCCTCTGGTTAAAATCAACTATAGATTCCATAAAATCTTACTCTGATAAACCTATCGTATTCAGGCCCCACCCTCGCGATTGGTCCTGGGCAGCAAATTTTAAATACAAAGATGTAAAAATTAGAATACCAAAACATATATCGAATACTTATGATGATTTCGACTTCGATGAAGATTTAAAAAATGCTTGGGCCGTAGTAAATCCTAGCTCAAATACCGGAATTTTAAGTATAATTAATGGTGTCCCAGCATTTGTAGGTAATGAAAGTTTAGCAGCACCTGTAGGTAACACAGATTTTTCAACAATAGATAGTCCAATCAGACCTAAGAGAGAGTTGTGGTTTGAAAAGTTTTGTCATACCGAATGGACTCTCGATGAAATTGCTCAGGGAATACCATTAAAGAGAATTTTCTTGTCTAATATTTGACATTCGTGTAAAATTTGTTTATAATTTATAAAATGTTAACTACTGATGCTTTACTGATTACTCTTACCGAAACATTGTCATTTCAAGACAACGACTCTTTCCCAAAAAAAGAAAAGAAGATTCTATTAAGTTTATCACATCAGTTAAAAAGGGACATATTTTTGACCAAAAAACAAGCAAATCTGTTAATCAATATATTGTCATCAAACAAAGAAAACTTAAAGATTATGAACGCAGAAGAAGTATCATTAATTGAAAATCCTTTGTGGAGTAAAGATTTTAGAGAGATAATTCCTACTAAAAGAATATATTTTTCAGACTTGGATTTTAAGTATTTAATAGTAGAATCGACTCATGATAAGTCGTTTAAAGATAAAATTAATAAATTAAAAAAAGTTGTATCAGGAAACACAATCAATATTTCTCCGACACTTTATAAAATTTTATGCAACGAATTTAATCTAATAACTGTTGTTGATTTCTTTTCAAAGGAAGATTTTATTGTTAGCGATGATGTTAAAAATTTATATAAAAAAATTACTGAATTAGTAAAAAATAATTCTAACTATTTAGACATACATAATCCACATAATAATAAAATTTTATCTCAAGTAACAGATGAAATTATTAATGAGTCTGATAAAGATTTAATTTTATTGGATAGGCGAATTAAGTATCAATATTCTTTTTCGTCAAAAAAGGTAGAAAATTCTCTCAAATTTAAAATTGCGAATAGATCAAAAACAAATATTTGGATTGATGAAACAAATTATACATTAGAAGAAATTTTAGAATCTTTTAGCAGTTTGAATAGATTTCCTTGCTTGTTCGTATTCGATAAACACGATGTAGTATCCTCATTAAGAATACTAAATTTACTAAAAAATTATTCAGAGAAAACGTTTAATGATAGCATAGGAATTTATTTTAGAGTAGACAACTCATTACCAGTAAACAAAGAATTTAATGAATTTATAAAAAATAATAATTTAAACAAAAAATTGACTTCAGAAACAAAAATTGCAGGTATAGCTAGTGCGTTATTGCCTAAATTTTTGTTAAACACCAACTGGTACCCATTATCTGTGATAAATTTTTCTCCGACTTTTAACGGATCTAAAACTTCTGCATTTTGTCAAAGAGTAGATTTAATTACTCATTATAGCTCACACAAGCCTGCTTCAGAGAAACATTATGATATTTTGTAAATTAATTATTCAAGACGAAGTTAATATAAAATTAGAAGGATTGCCTGTTGAAATTCGACGAAAGCTTTCTAAAAAATTCAAATATATTGATCCAACAGCTAGATATCGGCCTTCATTTAAATTAGGTCGATGGGATGGTAGTGTTACGTTGTTTGGCCTTGGCGGTAATGGTTATATAAATCAACTACCTAGAATTTTAGAAATATTAGAAGAAAATAATGTAACTGTTGAAGACATACAGGATAAGAGACAATCATTAAAATTAAATTTTACTAAAGTAACAAACGCATACTGGGCAGATCAAGGTAAAGTATGGGGATCAGGCCATAGATTCGAAGGCGACCCTATAATGCTACGTGACGATCAAGTAGATGTTGTTAATAGATTTATCGAAAATCCGCAAAGTCTACAGGAAGTAGCAACTGGTGCCGGTAAAACTATTATGACAGCAACTTTGGCTCAGTTATGCGAACCGTACGGAAGAACAATGGTTATTGTTCCCAATAAAGATTTAGTTACACAAACAGAAGAAGATTTTCGACTTGTCGGATTAGATGTTGGAGTATATTATGGGGATAGAAAAGAGTTAGGTAAAACTCACACAATATGCACATGGCAAAGTCTCAACATTTTAGATAAAAAAAGTAAAAATCAAGAACACGAGATAATAACTTTAGCTGAATTTTTAGATGGTGTAAGATGTGTGATAGTCGACGAAGTGCATATGGCTAAAGCAGATGTGTTAAAAAATTTATTGACTCAAAATTTTTGTAATTCTGCTATACGTTGGGGACTCACAGGAACTATTCCTAAGCAAGATTACGAATCTGAAATAATTTTTGCTAGCATAGGCCCAGTAATTGGCGGTATAAAAGCCTACGAACTTCAAGAACTAGGTGTACTCAGCAATCTGCATGTTAACATATTACAATTAAGTGATTTTTTAGAATTTAAGTCTTATGCAGATGAATTAAAATATTTGGTAACAAATAAGGATCGAATCAAATATATTTCCAATTACATTAACACTATTGCAGACTCAGGAAACACCTTGGTTTTAGTAAACAGAATAGACACTGGTAATTTATTAACAGAATTGATTCCCGAATCTGTATTTGTTTCAGGAAAAGTAAAAACTACCGACAGAAAAGAAGAATATGATGAAATTAAAACAAGCGATAATAAGATTATTGTGGCGACTTACGGTGTGGCCGCTGTGGGTATTAATATTCCTAGGATTTTTAATTTGGTTCTTTTGGAACCCGGAAAAAGCTTTGTCCGCGTTATACAGAGCATTGGGCGAGGTATTAGAAAAGCTGAAGACAAAGACTTCGTTCAGATCTGGGATATAACCTCTAATTGCAAATACGCTAAAAAACATTTAACTGAACGAAAAAGATATTATAAAGATGCTAAGTACCCGTTCACCCTCGACAAAATTGATTGGAATCAAAAATGAAAATTTTAACTTTAGATAACACCGCATTTGACTTAAATAATTTGCCTGACGATGTAGATGAAAATATGAGATTCAGCGTATTAGATAATAGTAATCCAATAGATCCAGATTTTTATTTTATACCATTAATTTTTTTAGAAAGTTTTAACAGTCCTGCAATGGTTTTAAGAATAGGCAATGATGAAATCTCTATGCCTATTGATTGGAGCATTGCTGTAGGAGATAGTAGTAGTAACAATGATATAGAAATATTGCCATTAACTAGTTTAAATGATAGAGGGTTCGAAGCATTTTGTTTTAATCCGTTAAGTAGTTTTAGAATAGAATTTAAACCAATAGAAATTGTAAATTTTTACAATGATGTTAAATGGTATTTTCCTAAGATGAAGAACGGACAATTATTAAGTGTGCCTACTAGTGATTCATCTAAACCTAACTGCTGTTATTTTGTTAAAGAAATTAGTAGACAATGCGAGCTTATAAATTTAAGTAAAATTTTGTAAAGAGGAAACTATGATTGCAGGAAAAGTATGGGGGCAAACAGAGCTTTTAGAAGCCAACGGTGTTTTAGAATTTCATCGGATCGATATTAAGAAAGGCGGTGTCTGTTCTAAACATAAACACAAGTTCAAGTGGAATGGATTTTTTGTTGAAAAAGGTGCGTTAATTATACGTGTCTGGAAAAACAATTATGATCTTGTTGACGAAACTGTTTTGATGAACGGTATGTATACTAAAGTTGCCCCCGGTGAATTTCATCAGTTTGAGGCACTAGAAGATACTGTAGCTTTCGAACTTTATTGGGCGGAATTCGATCACGAAGACATTGAAAGAGAAACTGTAGGATACCATAATGAAAAAAATAGGTAATTGGTATTGCGCAGATTCTACTAAAGATAGAGTTGCTTTAATGGTAGAAGAAGAAAACTTTCCATGTGTTAATGCTATTGCAGAAGCTCTTAAATATGTAAGAAAATTTGATAACGCTATTGATATTGGAACATGGATCGGAGACTCGACTATCGCTATGTCGACCAAATTTAAAAATGTTTTAGGTTTCGAAGCTAATCAAGAAATGTTTGAGTGTTGTAATAAAAATTTAGAAATTCGCAATATCAGAAATTGCAAAATTGAAAATGTTGGTATCAGTAATAAAAATGGTATTCAAAATTTTGTAAATAACAATTTTAGCGCATGGGTATCAACATTAGAAGAAAAAGATTTAGCAGATCAGATTACAATAAAAGTGAATACTATTAAATTAGATGATCTAAATCTTAAAGATATTGATTTTGTTAAAATTGATGTAGACAGTCACGAAGGATATTTATTAGATGGAGCCACAGAGTTTCTTAAAAATAACTCCCCTGTTATTTTAATTGAAAATAAAGTAAGAGTACACACTCGACAAAATAGCACTATGCCTGATCCAGAAAAACTTTTAAATTCGTTAGGGTATAAGAACATACAAAAAGTAGGAAAAGCAGATTTCATTTTTATAAAACCTGATGAGTAATGTACATTTTTTAACTAGTAAATTTTCAGAAAGAAGAGCAAGCCATCGTCTGCGAGGAAGATTAATTTCTGAAGAATTAAAAAAAAGAAATATTAGTTCTACTATAGGAACTAATACAACACATCTTAAAGAAAATGATATCGCAGTATGGATTAAATTTTCTCAATTAGAAAACATATTAGAATCTAAAAGAAAAAAAGCTATTACTGTATTTGACATATGTGATAACAAATTTGACGAAGATGATGCACTACTACCGTGTGCAATAGAAGCGGATTATATTACCTGTAACAGTCGTACAATGGCTGATGAAATACTAAACAGAACTGGAAAAATAGCTACTGTTATCCCTGATCCTGTAGAACGCCCTGTATTAACTCCAGAATTTTCACCAGGAAAAACAATAAAAATTTTATGGTTTGGTAGCAATAGTAGTTTAGGGTATGTTAACTGGACGGAAATTTGGTCTTTTCTTGAAAGAAATATTGGACGATACAAATTATCTATTGTAACAGGAAAGGCTAAAAGATTTGAGGAAAAAACAAGACAGAGATTAAAAAACCCTGATCATCAGTTTGTTAACATGGATAAAATTAATTTTGTAGAATGGAACTGGGAAACGCAAGGTCATTATTTGAAAGATACTGATATTGTATTAATTCCTGTAGAGGAAAATTACCGTACAATAACTAAAAGTTCTACACGTTTAATAGATTCTTTAATCAGTGGAAAATTTGTAATTACTAGCAGACTTCAAAGCTACGATGAATTCAAAGATTTTATTTGGACAAAAAACTATGCCAAAGGAATAGCATGGGCTTTAGATAAACATAATAGGAAACATATTCTAGAAATGATTTCAAATGGTCAAAAATATGTTGTTGAAAATTATTCTGTAGAAAAAATTACAGATAAATGGTGTAATTTTTTTAAAAGTATTAAACATGACTTTAACTGAAGAAATAATAAATTATCAACAAAAACAATTGCCTATAAGATTGCATCTAGGATGCGGACCGAATCTTTACGAAGGATGGATAAATGTAGATGGAGACTACTGCATAGGGCAATCTGGTATAACTATACATAATCTAACAGATCAATATCCTATACCTAACGACACCGTAGACGAAATCCTCAGTGTTCATGTGATAGAACATATCATGCCAAATCAAGTTCCTGGCATGTTAAAAGAATGGTATAGAATTTTAAAACCAGGAGGATCAGTAGCCACAGAATGGCCAGATCTATTAAAAATGTGTAAGTTTATAGTATCCGATCCTAGTAGAATTTACAGTGATAATAAAAAAATATTAAAGCAAGGTGTTGCAGGAATATTTGGTAATATAGGAAAATATCAAAACGTTGCAATGCTGCATAAATGGGGATACAGCGCAGATAGTTTAAGTAAACTATTGAAGGATACAGGATTTAGTAAAACAGTAGTTGAACCAAATAAATATCCTAAAACTGCAATGTGTAGTAGAGTGGTAGCATATAAATGACAAAAATTTACGAAAGCCCAGATAAAGGGAAAACTGTTTACGAAAGAGAGTTTGGCAAAGAAAAAAGAACAATCATTCAATCTTCAGGTATAGAAGATTTACAAGATCACATTCTTTGGAATGAAATTAGATTGGCAGCAAAAACAAATCCTGCTTTACAAAAAGCTGTTTCCCGAGTAAAAATGATATACAGACTCAGCATCGATGATCCAAAATAATCATTTATTTAAAAAGTTTATATTAAAATCTAAAACGATTATTAAGTTTTCTCGACATATAAACTTGTATGACCAGTGGATAACCATCGACGGGTTTGATATGCTCGAAATGAGAAAAGGCATTTGGTCAAAAGAATCTTTATTAAAAACTATTAATGAAGCGTATCCTATTAAAACTTGCATGATAATACGTATGGCTCCAAATACATCGTACAATTGGCACAAAGACTTTTATAGGGGCGTAACCATTAATATGCTTATCGAACATTCGAATAGCCATTGCTTATTTGGAGATGTGGTTGATAGATTCAATGATAATATAACAGAACTGAATTATGAAGTAGGCCATTTTTATCTGTTTAATACTCAGCATCGACATTGTGTAATTAATTTTGAAAAACCAAGATATCTTTTTAGCACAGTTTTTGAACAGGAAAAAGATGACTTATCCTATCAAGATGTGTATAATTGGTGTTTAAGTCAAGGACTGATTTATGAGTGATAAAATTGAATTAAAAGAAAAATTGGCAGCAGTAGATTTAAATGTAAAGTCTTTATGGGATGACATAAATGACGATCAAAAAAAAGCATTAAAAAGCGAATTTTTCATCTTAAACAGATATATCAGTAATGTTAAAATTAATGACAGAAATATACAAGAACACTATCTATTAACTGTCAATGAATATTTTAATAAACATTGGAATGTTTTGCAAAAGCATCCAAAATTGCTTTGGCAATTACTATGCATGTGTAGTCATGAATCAAAAAAGATTTTTTATCATGAATGGATAGGATTTAAACGAAAGAAAAATTCTAATAGTAAAATATATAAATTCTTATTAGATGTTCACCCAACTAAAAAAATTGACGAATTAGAATTACTTGCTACACTAACTACCGAAAAAGAATGTATAGAACAAGCAAAATTGTTTGGGTATAGTGATAAACAAATTAAAGACTATTTTAAATGATAGCAGAAATCTTGCAAGAATTTGTTTGTGTACATTGTCGAACAAAGTTTACTAAAGAAAAGACTTTGATAGTACATATGTGCGAGCAAAAAAGAAGACATCTTGCACAGAATGAAAAACATGTAGTTATGGGATTTTATACCTTTAACAAATTCTATGAAATCGCTCAAAAATCTACAGAATCAAAAACTTATTCAGAATTCTCAAAAAGTCCGTATTATAATGCATTTGTTAAATTTGGCAGTTTTGTTTCAAACATAAATCCGTTATATCCAAATAAATTTATAGAATGGATAGTTAAGAGCGGAGTTAAAATCGATCATTGGTGCAGAGACGAACTCTATGAAAAATACATTGTAAATCTAATACAAACAGAATCTGTAGAAACTGCATTAGAAAGATCAATCAAACATATGAGCTTATGGGCTGAAAAGAATAACAGTATGTGGAATCATTATTTTAATTATGTTAGCACAAATAGAGCCATGTTTGATATTAAAGATGGAAAAGTAAGTCCTTGGCTAATTTTAAATTCAAATTCAGGTAAAAAACTTTTAGATCAGCTAGACGATACTCAGCTATCTGCCATAAGTAATATTATAGACCCTATATTTTGGTCTAAAAAATTTAAAAGTTCTAAGCAAGATATAGAGCTGGTAAAACAGGTGATTAAGGAGGCTGGACTATGACCTACGTTGTTTCAGGAAGCACTAACACAGAATTATCCATGCAAGTTTTAGTGAACGAAAAAGACGATTCAATCTATGTGAAATTAGAAGGTTTTGAAAACATAGACGAGGCAACTGACTATGCAGAATTTTTATCAAAAAATTTACCTTTACTTTTATTTGAAACTGAAGTTATACAATAATGCCTGATATCGATATAGACTTTGCAGATCGTGAATTAGCTCTTAAACATATTAAACATATTAGAGCTAGTCGATTACAAAATGATTTGTTAGTACCACATAATACCGGTATCTATGTGCAACCTATACCCTCTAATCCTATAACAAATCTATCAAACATTGATTATAAAACTGCGGAAGAACGAGGATATTTTAAAATAGACTTGCTAAATGTTAGTGTTTACAAAGATGTAAAAAACGAAGAACATTTAAAAAAATTGATGGAGACGGAACCATTATGGGATCTTCTAGAACAAGACGAGTTCATCGACTTACTCTTTCACGTAAACGGGCATGGTTCTATATTACGTCAAATGAAACCAATAACGATAGAACAATTAGCAGCAGTATTAGCAGTGATACGACCAGCGAAGAGATACCTAGTTGGAGAGCCATGGTCGACGATCTTAGAAGAGGTTTGGAAAAAACCAGAAAATGATGAATATTATTTTAAAAAGGCGCATGCCATAGCTTATGCTCAGGCAATTGTAGTACAAATGAACTTAATATGTGAAAAAGTAAGTTATGAATTTAGTTAACGTTTTGGGGCTCTTACTAACTGAACACTTTTTCTTTTAACTCGTTTTATAGTTAAATTTAATAAATTCACTACTGGCCCGAGCATTATTCTGACATCTTTGCTATTAAAGGTTTTAATAGCGTATCGATAAGGTTCTATTTCCTTTCTAAGAAATATGTTTATAGGAACCTGTCTGTTAGATTCCCACCACCAAATTTCTCCGATCTCTAATAATCCAGCTTTATCTTCAGCAGTTTTTAACATGCTCAAATCAAAAAAACTAGTTACGTATTGATCTTGATTTATTATAATCCCAACGTATTCGCTTTCTCCATAATGAAGCACAGAAATAAAGGGTAATTGTTCTTGTATGTTTTCTCTTAATTTCGCCATAAATACAGTTAAGATGCAAAAAATTTCAAGTTATTTATATTCAAATAGAATTTCGGTAGTTGCCGATTTGGCGTCATATCCTGTGGAGTATAGACCTGTGTACCAACGAAGAATAAAATTGTACAAAGGCGTGAAAAACGTCGTGGAATTTGACGTGCGAAATGCTGATCAAAAACGTATATCAATTACAAATTATAATCTGAAATGTGTTATTTTAGATCATTACAATACCGAAGTTTTAACAGTCGACGTAGAGCCTGTAATTAACACTACAGGACTAGCTACTATGACAATTTATGCAGAACAAATTGATTATATAAAGCCTCAGTTCTTAAAATTTAGCCTTTACATTTTAAACGATGACGGTACAAAAACACTGCTATACGGAGATAGTCAGTTTGGCGCTACTGGTATAATTGATTTACTGAATGGTGTTGTACCAGAATCTGTTCCTGCTCAAATTATAGACAAATTCATATACCTAATCGACGATTCAGTAAACCCAGATATAACCACTTATTACAGTTCGTCTGTAGAAGTTAATCCAAGAAATGATGTCAATGACACGCATCAAATTAAATTAGAATTTCGATTAACTAACTTCGATGCTGAAGTAACTGTACAAATAACTACCGATGCAGTAGTTAGTGCAGCAACTAATTGGTCAGATTTAGAAACTTTTAATATCAATAATTCTACTGATGTTGTTAGTAAAGTGTATAATGAAATAACCGATTACAGTAATAATATAAGTTGGTTAAGAATTAAATATCTTCCGGATACAGCGAACACCGGATCTATTGACAAAATATTAGTAATATCGTAAAATATATCTATGAGTCTAGTCATAGATACAATCAGCTTACACTTGCCTTCTAGAAGAAAAAAGACTCCCAGCGGATGGATAAGTTTTAATGCTGTCTGCTGTCATCATAACGGTACTTCCTCTGATACTAGACAGCGTGGAGGTATGATGATTAATGAAGGAGTTAGCTATCATTGTTTTAACTGCGGATTTAAAACTAGTTGGCAACCTGGAAGAATAGTAACTACAAAATTTCGAAAATTGATGCGCTGGTTAAATGTACCAGACGATTTAATTTCAAAATGCAGTTTAGAAGCACTTAGATTAAAAGAAAATTCGGATTACAAATCAAAATTCGACATTCTACCAAAATTTATTGATAAAATATTACCTCCTGATAGTGTAAAAATAGGAGAAGCAGAGTATCACGATGATATGAATTTAGCGATAGAATATATTGCTAATCGAGGATTTTATCTCGATGATTACGAATGGTATTGGAGCCCTGCATATCCTAATAGATTAATTGTTCCTTTTTACTTTAATAAAAATTTAGTAGGGTTTACGGCTAGGCTGTTGCGTGATGGTAAACCTAAATACATTTCGGAACAACAACCAGGATATGTGTTTAATTTTGATAATCAAAAAGAAAATCGTAAATATGTAATAGTGTGCGAAGGACCGTTTGATGCAATTAGTATCGACGGCGTAGCAATACTAGGTAGTGAAATAAGTGATCAACAAAAAACTCTAATTAATCAACTTAAAAGAGAAGTAATTATTTTACCAGACAGAGATTCAGCTGGAAAAAAGTTAGTAGATCAAGCAATAGAAAATAATTGGAGTGTAAGTTTTCCTAACTGGGATCCGGATATTAAAGATGCTAACGAAGCATTATTAAAGTACGGAAGACTAGCAACATTATACAGTATAATTCGATCTAAAGAAACTTCAGGATTGAAGATAAAACTGCTATCAAAAAAATGGTTTGAGGCTTAATATGAAAAAAATTTTAGAAATCTTAATGTATCCGTATAATAGATACTTAGAACATCGTAAATGGAAAAAACGTTTACAAGAACTAAAAGCAAGAGATCCTTTTATCTATAAGTAGGCCAATTATGATTGTATGGGGTATTAATGCACTAAACCACGATGCTAGCATATGTGTGTTCAGAGACAACGAACCTGTATGGCATAGAAGAAGTAGCGACTTTACACACATACAAGGAGATCATTATCTAAATCAAGAAATTATACATCATGCTATAACAATATACGGAGAACCTGAAACTGTATATTGGTATGAACGTCCATTTTTAAAAAAACTACGTCAACTAACAGCAGGACAATATAAAGAAGCATTTAGTATTGACAATATACCTAGTGTATATCTTAGAAAATTTAATATTGACTGCCCTATAATCTATACACCACACCATCATAGTCATGCTGCCGCAGGGTATTATACTAGTAATTTTAATAGAGCAGCCGTGGTCGTTGTAGATGCTATAGGAGAATTTGAAACTATAAGCATATGGAGTGGGCATGGCAGGAATTTAGAAAAATTGTGGAGCGAAAGCTATCCAAATAGTTTAGGTATATTCTATAGTGCCTTTACAGATTTGATTGGACTTAGACCCGCTGCACAAGAACATTTTTTACAAAAATTAAGCGATAAGGGTAATCCATTTATATACTATGATACTGTGCTAGACTATTTTAAAAAACCAGCAGTGCTAAAATATAATCTACATAAAGGTGTATATAATTGGCCTTTTGACTATAACTTAACTGATCAAGATAAATGCGATATCGCCGCCGCAGTTCAAAAAGTATTTGAAGAACAAATGGATTACATAATGGTTAAAGCTAGAAATTTAACTAATTTTAGAAATCTTGTTTATATGGGCGGCTGTGCATACAATAGTAAATTTAATCGACAACTAAGACACCAATGGAGAGGCATTTGGAGTTTACCTTGGCCAGGCGATGCTAGTAGTGCAATTGGAGCAGTATTGGCACATACTAAAAATCATGTAAATTATCAAACAAACGAAGATACTAAACACATAGAGATAAAATATAATAAAATATGACTACAAGACAAAACGCAGACTACGGATATGATATACAACATCTTTACTTAGAAATGATGTTGAATGATGCAGAAACTTTTGTAAGATGCCAAAGCATTTTTCATCATGAGTTGTTTGATAGAAAATTACAAAACACTGCTAAATTTATTAACGATTATGTATCAGAGCATAGCGTACTACCTACATATGAAATAGTAAATGCGGCTACAAAATCTGATTTAAAATCTCCAGGAGATTTGAAAGAAGAACACTACGATTGGCTGTTACAAGACTTTGAAACTTTTATTAGACATAAAGGATTAGAACAGGCTATTTTAAAAAGTGCTGACTTGTTAGAAAAAGGAGAATATGGCCCAGTAGAAGAATTAGTCAAGCAGGCAGTGCAAGTAGGACTAACTAAAGACATGGGCACTGACTACTTTGAAGATCCGAGAAGTAGACTAATGCGAATAAAAGATAAAAATGGACAAATGACTACAGGTTGGCAAACTGTGGATAAAAGATTGTTCGGAGGTATGAATCGAGGCGAATTGAATATCTTTGCTGGCGGATCAGGTGCAGGTAAAAGTTTATTCTTAGCTAATCTTGGAGTTAACTGGGCACTACAAGGAATGAATGTAGTATATCTTACATTAGAACTTAGTGAGGAATTGGTCAGTATGCGTATTGATAGCATGATTACTGAAATACCTACTAGAGATATTTTTAAAAATATTGATGATGTTGAAATGAAAGTTAAGGTCATTGGAAAAAAATCTGGAACGTATCAAGTCAAATACATGCCCAGCGGCAAAACAGCCAATGATATAAGAAGTTATCTTAAAGAATATGAAATCAAACTAGGACGTAAGGTAGATGTACTGCTAGTCGATTATCTAGACTTGTTGATGCCTCAAAGTAGAAAAATTTCAGCAGAAAACTTATTTGTCAAAGACAAGTATGTCAGCGAAGAGCTGCGTAACTTGGCTATGGAGAAACAGTGTGTGCTGGTCACAGCGGCACAGTTGAATCGAGGTGCAGTAGAAGAAGTAGAATACGATCACAGTCATATTTCAGGCGGACTTAGTAAGATCCAGACAGCGGATAATGTGTTTGGTATCTTTACCAGTCGTGCTATGCGTGAACGCGGTAAGTATCAAATTCAATTAATGAAAACTCGTAGCAGCAGTGGTGTAGGTATGAAAATTGACTTAGACTTTGATATTGATACATTGAGAATTACTGACCCAGGTGAAGAAGGGCAAACAGAGGCAGATACCACTAGCCGTAGCAGTCAAATATTGAACAACTTACAAAGAAATAGTACAGTTAATTCTGATCCTACTGAAGGTATCAGTGTGTCTGTTAGTAAAGTACAGGTCGAAAGCAGTAAATTAAGACAACTATTGAGTAATCTGCCAACTGACCCATGACACTATAAATAATAGTGTATGATTGAACCTGAGTACTATTCAGCTTGGTTTGATATCATAGACCAAGCTAAACATCGTCATGGTTGGCCTATACCTACTTATATAGAACAATATATGAGTGCGGTATTAGCAAACTATACTGATAAACCTGACTGGCAACCTCAGCCTAGTTGGGCTGAAACACTATTATCTATTCAAACAGCTCATGCAGCTAAGGTATTAGGAGATCAAGCACTGTTTGCAGCCGCAGTGTTTCCTAATATGCTAGAACGACGTGGCATCAATCAAGATTACTTTTATCAAATAGGCAAAGCCAGCTATAGCCACGCAGAACAGATCAACTATCATTTATTCAATACGCTGAGCCGTAATTTTGAATTTTTAGCCGAATGCATGAATTACAGTGTACAAAACAGTCCTAGAATGACACCATGGTACCCTAAAGATAGCTCCTCCAAGTAAATACTACTGAGCGAACAATTTGGAGCGAACCATGCGGAGATCTAGATCTTGGATCCGCTAACCCTTTTTGCCCTGGCCAACGGAGCAGTCCAGGCGGTCAAAAAAGGGTGCGAACTATATAAAGAAATTAAAGGTGCTGCTGGGGATGTCAAAGATATCCTTAAAGACCTTGACGACCAATTCGCCAATAAATTCAAGGATCGTCAACCTACTGTGGCTGAACGTAATCAGTTTATCACAGAAAAAAATCGCATAATAGAACTGAACAAAAAGGGTGGCGAAACTACTAACATCTATACAGAAATTGGCCAACATCTTGGAACATATTTTGACAACTATTATAAATGTCTAGCAGTATTTGAAGAAGAAGAACGTCGCAGCAGAACTGAAGTATATCACGGCGAAGACAGTTTAGGTAAACGTGCATTAATGCGAGTATTACTTAAAAAACAACTAGAACACATGAGCGCAGAATTGCGTGAAATTATGGTCTATCAAAGTCCACCAGAATTAGGTCCATTGTATCTTGATGTCGAAGAGATGATGAAGAAAGTGGGCAAAGAACAAAGTATTGTCATTGCTGCAGAGATGCGACGAACAGCAGAACAAAAGAAGATTCGGGCACGTCGCAAAAAACGCATACAATATAAAATACTGTGCTGGTCTAGCAGTACTGTGGCTATATTATATCTTATTTGGTTAATATGGGCTGTGGTACAAATACGCATGGAACACCAACCTGAATTAGGCACTTGTTTAGTACCTAAGGGTACGTGGCCCTATGAACACTATAATAATTTACGTTGGGTGGACTGCGAACCTAAGTAAATAAAATAGACTTAGAAAGGATCACTATGACTACTGATAACGACGACCCTGACAAGGCCCTAGCTAATATGAAGAAAGAAATGGCTAAGAAAAAGCCTAAATTGGCAGTACCGGCTGAATTCCTGGACAATGCCAAAAGCTATGACGATAAACTTACACTAGTAAAAATACTCAGCGAAAAAGAAAAAAGTCGTGTAGTATTAATGTTTAAAAAAATGATACAGTCAGGTATAGCAGAATCTAACAGAAAAAAAGGACTAAAATAATGTTTGATCTAATAAATTTATTTCTCCTACTTATAGTGATAGCAGTTATAGTCGTTATGTTAAAAAATACAGATTACGGTAATCACGATTAAATATACACATGCGAATTATAGAAATACTACAAGAATACGATACTACTGATCAAAAGATAAGATATCGTAAACCTAGCTTTGACTTTGATGCCCTTAAAGACAAACAAGAACGCGACAATGACAGCGAACTTAACAAAGGCGTACAACCAGGCTGGTACAGTGGCGGACAAACTAATCCCCGCGATCCACACGAATTTATTAAGAAACCACATCTTACTGCTAAACTGGATAAAGATGCTTACTATAAGTACGTTATGGAAATACGTGACTTAAAACAGCAGGGCTATCACAATCCATTCTTTCCACAGGTCTATAACATAGACATTACACAAGATCCTAAGGGTAATCAACGTCCACGTTATCGTATAGAAAAACTACAGCAGGGCGATAGCTTTCCAGCTAGAACACTTATTGGCATGTACGAACGTTTGTTCAACGACGAATTCAATATGCGTTATCTAGAAGGAACTACTAACAAATCATATGCAGTATGGAGAGAAATATCCAATCAAATTAATCGTGCTGTAGAACGCAGTAACTACACAAACATACGTGATGATCAACTTAAAGAAGCACTGTTGTTGATTGATAAAATTATACAGGAAAACCCAGACTGGAATGTGGATCTGCACGTGAACAATATACGTGTGCGTGGCAGTAGTGTAGGACCACAACTGGTCTTGATGGATCCAATTAGTGATGGCGGTGCTAGTATTCCTGATTATGATGAGATTAAATCTGGACCACGTACTAATAAAATGATGCCGCCTGCACCACCTGCGGATACTCCAAAGAAAAAAACTGGTCTAGGCACATTGTTAAAGCGCAAACTAGACCAGAAAGATCAAGACAGTCCAGCGTGAATACCTGCAGGGCAACCGCGCTAGATACTCTAACGCGAAGCGTCAGCGCAGCCGCAAAAGATTTTTAACAACCCATAAATAACAATTTAAGGAGCACAACCATGCTCAAAACACTTATACTTACAGTGGCACTGAACGCTGCTGAACTGCCTAGAGAAGAACTGGAAGTACTGTATTGGCACTGCGATACTGAATTCATGAAAGGCGAATTGGGCGGACAAGACATGTGGAGTTGTCTAAGTATCACAGAAGAATTCCAAAAATATTTTGAAAGTAGAGACGATTTTCTTATATATTGGAATGACCGTAAATTGGGCGAATGGGAGCAGCGTGGATATCGTCCAGGTGCAGAGTTCTACTAATGACAGTATGGATACTGTGGGTATTGGTCATAGCCGATGGTGAATGGCGTGCTTGGGAACATGAGTATACTACTCATGCTGCTTGCGAAGAAGTACGTAAGGTCATTATACATCATAGAGAATTGCAAATACAAGCAGTGTGTAGAATTAAGGAATAAATATGCGTATATTAAATCAAAGAAAGAAGTAGAAATATGAAAAAATATTGGCATAAAATTACTGTACAACACTTAGAAGCTATACAGACTAAAACTAGAGAATTTATAAGTAAAACTAAAGATAGATATAATAGTACATTTCACATTTTCAAATGGCAAGAATTCACAGATGCAGTTCCAGAAATATTGACTGCATTTGATCATCTAGATATGAAGGTGATTATGGTCAGTGCTTATTTTATGAAAAATAACACACATGGTAGTCCACACAAAGATAGCACAGTGATACCCATAAGAGTTAATATACCTATATTGAACACTGCAAATACATGGACTACATTTTGGGAACCTAAACCAGAATATGTTGACCAAGGTGGAATTATGCTGCCTAATGGCTTGAAATATTACCCTTATAATCGTGACGATTTAGTTGAACAAACTCGATGTGAAATTACAGATGCTACTTTGATTAGGCCAATGGAAATACATAGTGTGGAATTTGCAGAAGATAACCCTACACCAAGAATAACATTAACTCTTTCGTTAGACCCTTTACCTTATAACTACTTTCCGGACATAGAGAATCAGATTAGTATACAGGATTTAACTAGTAAAGAATGGGGCGAAGAATCTAGTCATAAACGTGAATTTTTCCGATCAATGGTTCGACCAGGATACTTGTAAAAGAGTATCTGCACAATAAAAAAATAGTGCTGCGAAAATTTTTTACAGCTACTAAACGGGTACCTAGGGGTTAGTTTTTGGCAGCTGCGAAAATTTTTAAATAGCTACTATTTCCTTTCAAGGTGGTGATTTTGCATCGGTACGTGTTGCAAAAAAACAACAAAAAATCAAAATAATAAAGCCCCGACCCCCGATCTTTTCGAAATCTTTTTCTCAATCTCTCGATGAAAAAAAATCCCCAGAGCCGGGAGCGAATCGGACACTGGGGATCAAGTGGGCCACCTTGGCCCTTACCTAGTATGCTGGTTGGGAGCGAATCAACCGCGACGCATACAAGTAACCTCTGCTACACTTTGCCACTTATAGGGAAAGCTCTTACGCAAGTCCGCTATCTTAAGTACTGTACGCAGTGACAGTTCGCGTAGTTTCTTCTTGTTGTTGTCTATAAAGCTGATTAGCTCAGCTTGTTCTTCTTGACTAAACTCATACTCTAACAGCATGCCGTCTTCTATGATCTGTTCAATACGCAGCATCTTCTCGCGCTCTGTATCAATAGTCAGATCCAAGTAGTGGCAGCGTGACTCTAATGCTGCTAGGTGATCCTGTAGCTTCTTACTACGTACATTCTCAAACTTAATGTTAGTGATAAAGATAGCACCGCCCTTGAACTCAAAGCTATTAGGTGCGCCCTGGTCACGTAACAGTCTGCTGTCAGTGTTCCAGTGTATGGTACGCTTCTTAGAACTGTCTAGTGCAGCCTTTAGAATGTTAAGGCTTAGTTCATCTTGCAATACACTATCGCAGTCATCAAACACTAGGATACTCTTAGCGTCCTTGTACTCGTATAACTTTGAGTACAGACCCAGCGCACTCATAGCGCCTTTGACTACTTCATACTTCTTAAGCTTGCTGTTGTTAGCCACTGTGGCCATTAGGTCGTGTTTGCTTAGTACTTCTTCTACACCAAAGCTCTTGCCCACGCCTGGCGGACCCGTTACAATCATAGCACGTACATCACCCTTCTTTACAGCACGGGTCATGTCGTTCAGTATCTCAAAACGCTCACGCAGTCGCTCTTTGATCTGCTCGTCTGTTTCTTGTACAGACTTGTTCAGCTTAGGGATTTCAAAGTTCATTGTATGTTTCATTTCAGCTCCGCTCTGTTGATAAGTGTGTAATATTGCTACACACTATTGCTAGTGTGTAGTGTATATTATAACTTAGATAAAGCTGTCTGTCAATCTCTTATTAGCAATATCTTTGGCCATTTGAATGTCCATCTCTACTACTTCACGGTCCTTGCCGTAGATGTAGGCAATTTGTGCATCTGACAGATAGAATCCAAATGGGCCGCCTAGTGCTGCACGGCTCAGTGTGTTTGCTACGATTTCAACAACATTTTCATATGTACGCATGATTAGCCTCCAGTTACCAACATACCAAGAATAAAACCAAACCCAAAGATACAAGTGTATGTGACCCAACGATCACCCTGCTCAGGAGTAGGTGTTGGGATCGCATCAATCAAACGGATAATAAATTTAGTGTACATCTTCGCTCCTTTGTTTAACAGTATGTGTATATAATACAGTCTTATGCTGTTTCTGTCAACCGTTTTATGATTGATTTTACAATCTTTTTTGGGCTAGCACCTGCGGGTACGATCATCCAGCTGGTAGTGTCTGTAAGGTCTAACTGGACTACTTCTAGGCCTAGATCCATTCGCTCTAGCTGATAGTTAACACTTTGTAAACTAGCACGTATACCCGCTTCACAGGCTTCTAGTTCATCGTTAGAGATATTGTAAAAGCCTGCTCCCTCTAGGATCCCAGTGCAATAGTCCTGATTGCCATAGGGGTAATCTAGAATTAGGTTGCCGTTGATACAGTCAATAGCATAGCCCTGAGCGTCGAACTCTTCGAACAGTTCGTTGACATCGACTTCGCGTAGGGCCTTCATAGTATCTTTGTCCATGTTACTTCTCCATTACGCCTTTAACCACAGCATTAGTAGTGTCCACAGCATTGCCAAAATAGTATTTGGTCACAGCTGGGTACAGTACTGCCAAGGTTACTACTACTCCCAGTATGAACTTGCCCATTAGTCTAGTGCTCCAAAAAGTTTAGCTGCCAACACTGTGCAGAACACGCCAGCCATAGTACAGATAACAGCCACAGCAATGTTCAGCACAGCCAGGGTATTCAATGCCCCGAAGGCCACGTAGAAGTTAATAAAAGCGATGAGCAGTTGCAGTACGCCCATCATTTTGTAGAATTTAGTATCAGTCATTTCACGCTCCTTATGTTTCAGTATGTGTATATAATAACACCAAACAATCCAATTGTCAACCGCTTTTTAATCCCCAGAATCAATTTGATATCTATCATCGCAGTGGATGCAGGTGTACTCTGTCAAGCAGCGTCCTGCGTTCTGACCTTTGTAGATGTGTGTACAGGGTACGCCCAGTCTGTTCAGACCCACTAAGCCTGTAGCACGGCCGAACATATACTGTGAACCGCAGTTATGGCAGGGTAGTGTATCTGTTGCAGCATCGTAGCCAGCAATGACCCGTTTCCAGCTAGGGTCTAGGTTATAGGGTTTACGTGTTGATCCGTTACATTCCGGACAAGTATGTTTTTGCATTTGTTTCGCTCCTTACTGTTTACTATGTCTATAGTATAGCACCAGAGCGTGGACTTGTCAACCAAAAAAGAGAGCTGCTATCTGCCAGCCCAAGTAGACTAAAGTTAACATTCCTATAACAATTAGTAGGGCCAGGGCTATGGCATCTGTGGTTGTTATATTCATAACTAGTCCGTGTGTGGAGGCAAGTCGTAGTCTGCTGGGTCGCCGGGGAATCTAGGTGTGTTAGGTGTCATAGTTGTCTTATATAATCAATAATTTCGCGAGCTTGTCGCATATCACTGTACTCTACAGCAGCGTCAATCATATCCAGTTGCTGATTGTGCAACTCGTCCACGCAGGCATCAATGATCTGACGCTTGCGGTTCATGCTTACACGATAGTAAGGTCGCGGTGCGTAGTTCATATTTACTCCTTATTTTACAATAAAGCCTACCATCTCGAAGTACTCTGAGTGGCTGACGTAGAAGTCTGTGCGTGGGTCATAGTACTGGCCTTCCTTTGGATCGTAGTACAGAACCCTACCGTTGAAATTGTACGGACCTTCTAGCCCAGGGCGTGGACCATAGTTGTCACGCATATTGTCCACAGTGTTCAGTACCTTGTATCCCATATCACGCTCCTGTTGTTTCAGTATGTGTATATTATAGCACCAAGAGTCTGAGTTGTCAACCGAATTATATCAAAACACACTACCCTAGACAGCTACTTTGGGGCGGGCTGGCCGATACCGGGACACCGCTCGAAATGTGTTTTAGTATAATTGCTTAGGCCACGTCTTTCCACGGATCGCCCCTATGCTGGAGTTGTTGCCCTGTCCACATTTGTTTGAGCATATTCGCTAGCGGTTGTGTCCGCATATCTAGGGCCCAGCTCTGCATTGCTCTAACGGTGTCCTAGCTCACCGGGCCAATCTCGGTGCCACCCGCTACTTTCAGGAAAGTAGTAACCGGAACTTGTATGGTGGTTGGTCGCCACGCCAACTCTCTGCTTACCACAAGGATATTCGCATTACGGGTTGTTTCAGCGCACAGCCACTATACAGTGACCAAACCCCAACCTTGCTTCCTCACCATAATCTTAATACCAATTCTTCTTGTCACCAAACCGCTCATTGTGATCATAGCCTGCGTAGTATGCTTCAATCTCTGTCAAGCTCATACGCTCTTCAGTAATTGCTTCACCACGTCCAGTACCCTCGGGATACCAGTGTGCCTTAGCACCACGACCATAGTAGCTGTCTGCGCTACCACGATCAAATGGACTACCGTGCCATGTGGTGTAGGTCTTGCCCTGGAAGTACACTTCACTACGCTCATCTAATTTAAACATTTTTCGCTCCTGTTTTGTTAGTGTATGTGTACATTATAGCACACATACACTAGCTTGTCAACCAATTTTATTCTGCAATTACAATTTTATTTGTACGCAGGTGCTGCTCCGCGACTGTTAACTGTTTAGCAAGCTCCTCTAAAGCAAAGTGACCACTAACATAGTTGCACTTTTGTTGTACAGGAAACAACAATTTGCCCTTAGCGTTACGCTGTGTTACGTTAAAAGCAACGATCATTTTAAACAGTTTTAGCTTTTTGCAAAAGGACAATTTAGCGTAAGCAGTGTTGTTTTTAGCTTGTGCAAACATTTTAGCTCCTGTTTTGTTAACGTATGCAGCTATTATACACTAACTGTCCAAAATGTCAACCGTTTTTAGTAGTCTGCTACAAAGTTCCCAGCAGTGTCTCGCCACACATACAATTTTGTAAACTGTTCTCTGCCATCCTCGTAGTAGCTGGCCCTGTACGCAAACTCACCGCCGTTAGTAATGCCCACAAACTCGCAGGTTGCGAAATTAGCATCCTTGTAGCCTGTATGCCTTGTAATTTTGCTAAGGCCAGCAGCATCCATGTTTACTAGTTCGTTAACGTGTTGTTTCAATAACATTACTCTCTCCCTTCTACAATGTCCGCAAGCTCAGCGTCTACAGTTTCTACCACGCCATAAATCGCATTGCCCTGTGTAATGTAGCCCATGTCAAACAGCTCACTAGCCAGCTGCTCCAGCTCCCACAGTGTACGCTCTAGCCGCTCAATTTTAGCTTCGGTCATTGTGTGCTCCTGTTTTGTTAGTGTATGTGTACATTATAGCACACATACACTACATTGTCAACCAAAATTAATCCACGTAATAATCTACATTGTCTGTAAGTGTACGCAGCGCAATATCTAGCTCAGCTGCCCACCCAATGTTATCCTGTAAACTTTGTGCGTAACTTTCGCTGTCGCAGGTAGCTTGTTTCAGCAGGTCTTGTACTTCTGCTAATTTATTAAAAAGTTGCTGTTTAATAACTGTTTGCATTTTACGCTCCTTACAATTACTGTTTAAGTGTGTGTACTATAGCATAGCACACACACTTTGTCAACCAAAAAATTAATAGTACATATAATTGTCTGTGCAAAAATGTATAGTTTTGTAAAAGTACTCCCGTGGTGCAGTGTCCTGTCGCATAATTGTGTCGCACAATTTTACAGTGTCTTTGTCTTGCATAAATTGCACTAGTGCATTGTAATTGTGTACAATATCGTCGTAGTGCAATTCTGCTATGTAAGTGCTGTCTGCAATTTTGTCTGCATACGCTGTTTTAGTTAGTTTTACATATTTTGCAAGGTCTGCTTGCATAATTTGTACAATAGTTGCTACGTCTGCTTTAGTTGCTTTTTTAATACGCATTTTACGCTCCTGCTGTTTTGTTTAAGTGTTTGTATTATACAGGTTTGCGCAAAAAAGTCAACCAAAATTTTAGTGTGTAAGTAAGTGCTTACTAACCTAGATGAGTGGTGGGCCCCCGCGGAGTCGAACCGCGCACCAACGGATTATGAGTCCGCTGCTCTAACCAACATGAGCTAGAGGCCCTACTTGGCCTGACCAGAGGGAATCGAACCCCCAACCTACAGCTTAGAAGGCTGTTGCTCTATCCGATTGAGCTATGGTCAGATATTGGTACCCGGAGCCGGACTCGAACCGGCACGCCTTATGGGCGAGGGATTTTAAGTCCCTTGTGTCTACCATTCCACCACCCGGGCATTACATTTCTTCTACTACTTCTAATTCGCCGTCTTCTGTTTCTCTATATATTATAACATATTCTGCACCATCGTCAAGTGCTTGTTCTGCAATAATTCTAGCTTCGACGATACTGCTGGTGGTATCTACTAGTTCTTGATGTCCGAGAGAGTCTTCGGTCCAGACCTCATATAGTTCGAAAATCATTGTGCTAAGGATTTATTAAGTAAGTCGCAGATCCTCTGTGCTTCTTGTTCTGCTTCGTGTCTATTATCTCTAGGTATGATGGCCAACACGCGGCCCTTGGGTTCACTTTGAAAGTCACGTATTACCACTGAACCCTCAAAGTAGTCATTTGAAAAAGAAACTCCGTATCGCATAGTGATTTTATTTATACGATACGGAGGCCTCACACGCGATTAAAATGGTGCGTCTTCGTCGGCGGTCACTGCTGCCTTAGCCTTGGTAACCTTCTTAGCAGCGGGGCCTGATGCTTTGACAGCCGGACCCTTAGCTTTAGGTGCTTCGTCCTTGCGATCCAAGTAGTCCATGATCGCAGTCTTTGCACCAACATTATCAAACTCATCCAGAGTTGCGATGTACTTGATAGCATCCAGCTTCAACATAGCTTGTGGCAGCTCAACTAGTGTAATGTCAGTGTGTCCTGACTTGGTAAGATTCTTGGTACGCATCAAATCATTAGCGAAACGAACTTTGAATTCGCCTTTGTGTTTAGAAGTACCAGCTACAGTAAAAGTTTGGTTAGTCATTCAAAATCTCCATGTGTGTGTTAATAAAAATACAAAGTAATATTGCTACTACAATTCGAATTATACGCTAGTTCGAATACTTTGTCAAGCGGTTTTTGGTGCTGAGTCAACCATATATCTATCCGTTTTGATTTTAGGCTTTGATACTACAGGAAACTCCTCCGTAACATAATATTCTACTAACTTTCGTTGAATCATTGTTATTAAATCGTTACTGTCATCGTCCATTATGAAACGGACTGGGCAGCGTCCCCAAGTAGCATATTTGCAAAAGTCTGCATAATATCTACGATGGTTCTCATTGTGGGCATCAAACACTACCCACTGTCTGTGAAGTAGTTGTAGTTTGCTCATCCCTTTGCCCATAGTCTAATCACTGCTTCGATTCCTGAAAAGTCCCAATTAGGTTCCTTAGGACGTATCTTTGGTACTACTGGTTTAACTTTCTTCATTTTCCTCTTCCCATTGTTCCATACCTTCACTGATAGCGAAGGCTTCGTCTAAGTGCTCAGGTATGTTCTCACGCACCCACTCACTGTTGCCTTCGATCTGATAGCAATAGTCTTCGCCATCGATCCATTCGCCTACAAAACCCATGCCAGATTCGTAATATAATGCTTCTACTTCGAAGCCCATACTTACCATCTTCTCATAGGCTCTGATCGGTGGTGCCCACGCTGAATCAAAGTTCAACATTAGGCCGCCTTCAATGTCCTGTGCCGGCTGACCATCGGCACCTACATCCCATTTGGTACCCCACTCGTTTACGCAGAAGTCATACCAGTTGCCATATCCATAGTTCTTGATATTGTATGCAGTCTGAATCTCTAGTTGCTTCTGCTCTTCTGTATCACCCATGAACCCACTGACAGTCTCCTTGAGGTCTTTAGGGACAGGAATGAATTCATTTAGTAGGGTACCTTCGTTAAATGCCTCACGAGCACGAGCAACGAATGTAGGGTCTTTGTGCTTGAGCACAACACTATTTGAGCACCAGTTAGGCATATCAGTCTCCTTAGAATCCGTACATTTCAACAGCAGGGTCAATACTCTTCAGTTCTTTTGCAGCCTTAGTGAGGAAGTTGTAACGCTTCTGCACCTCTGCTCTAGGCAGTTCACCATCGCAGGTCAAGTTCTCTGGGCTCAGTGCCGCATCAATCTTGTCTGCAATACGCTGACGATCCGCCTTGTTCAGTAAGCTCAAGGGCTTGGAACCAAAGATGGCACCAAACTTGTTCTCACGCTCTACAAACTGTTCAATTGCAAATCTAGACATTGTCTGCTCCTGTTTTGTTAGTGTAGAGCTAGTATAACACCAGCCCTACACTTTGTCAACCAATTTATGCTGTTGTTTTTTCGCTACAGAATGTTACAAAATGGCTAACAGGACCATCAAAAATACTTTTGTCCATGTCGCTCAGTGTCAGGCCGAACATATTGCAGCCACGATCCTTAACACGTACCCACAGCTCGCCATTAGCACCACCCTGATACACGTGGTACTCATAGTCCTGTCCACACTCCTTGGAGTCAACGCTGTGGATGTAAAACCCGCCCACGCTGTTTTTGAAGTGTGCTACTAATTGAGCAGCCAAGCAGCCCATGCCATTGGCAGTACGACGTGTCTCACCCACAGCAATGCCATTAGTAATAGCAGCAAACTCACTGAGGAACTCTGCAAGCTCAGCACCATGGCCTGTGGGATAGCCATCATACTGTCTATACAAGTTGACAATAGGCTTATCGTTTTCGCTGTAAACAAACGTCAATGATCTTGTACCCATTTCGCTCTCCTTCTGTTGTTGTCTAAGTGTGTATATAATAGCACCTCTGTGCCCAAATGTCAACCTATTTCAGCAGGAAGTGATGAGCAGCACTAAGGCACATTCGGGTTATTACTAAAGCAGTAATTAGTGTTGCAATCATCATAACAATGCTGCCCATACCTATTGCTATTTTTAACATATTAGTCTCCTAGATAAGGTGTTGTTGTTCTGCTACGATCTAGCTCCCACTTGCGATACAGACGCTTGGTCAGCCATCTTGTGAAATCTTTAACAGCTCCGTACTGCTCCACGCATAGACGATGACGCAATCTAACCTCATGCTCGTCTGCTGGGCTCTCACCCAGTTGCTCAAATAACCATTGTTGTTTAGCTGTTAACATTAAGCACTCCAATAAGTTTCGCTACGTGGTGAGCAGTAGTAAGGCACGTCGTAACGTTCTTCAAACTCCTGCCCATTCAAGGCGTTCTTACGCACAACATAGGTCTCGTGTATCTCGTAGCGGTAGCCATCCCGTGCTAACCATGTGGTCTGCACAGTATGCTCCAGCATGGACCGATTGTCTGTCTTGTAGTCTTCCTTGTGTACCCTACGCTCGCCTGATTTGGTACGAGCATCCTTCTTGTAGATTTCAACGGTATACATTAGAACTCCTCCATTTCGTCATCTTCGCAGGCATCCAGGAGCTGCTGTCTACGGTCATCAAACTCTTCTGCCAACTTCATGAACTGTTCGCAATAACCAAACAGCTCACGCATGGCCCTTAGCTCGTCCTTGCTCATGTCCAGCATGTCATCCTGGTCAGCTTCTTGCATAAAAGTAATCAGCTGGTCCATGGCCATTTGGGTGTTTTGGAACATGCAGTAACTCATATTTGGATAGTTTGACATCTCAGCTCCTAGTTGTTTTTGACAGTTTCAATAGTATAGCACCGCCCTAGCCAAAAGTCAACCGAAAAAAAACCGTTGTATTTCTACAACGGTTGTTAAATTGTTAAACTGCGCCTACGCCCCAGATGTTGGCAGCACCATATTGTCCTTCTAGCAAGCTTTTGGCTGCTGATACATTATCTGCTTGGGTGTAGACCTTGATCATAGCACCAGTTCTAGGGTCTTTGTACCACGCTTCGTATTGTTGAATCATAAGTGTCTTAAAACTCCTGGTAAGTAGATTGCAAACAGCGTCACATTAATTATAATCAAACTGAGCTTGCGTATACGTATGCTCCAAAAGATATAAATTAATGCACCAAACTCCAAGAACATAATGTTCAAGGGGTATACATTGTAAGCAGTAAAACCTGCACCTATAAGGGTAACAATGCAGGCTCCCCACTCTAATACTCTATTAAGCGTAAACATCCTCAACCTTGCTCAACATGTTAGCAGGCACTTTCCACAGGCCGCCTGAAGTTTCCCGTACAGTGACATATTTGATAGCAATCTTAAGCACAGTGCCACGAACCACCCGACCCTGTTTAGTACTGTCAAAGGTCACTGCATCACCCACAGCCAGTTCAGCCTTACTACGCTCTGTTAAACGTTTACGAGCAAAGCGAATAGCATCAGTCATGCTCATGAGTTCCGCATTGGTCCAACCACCGTTGATGATAGCGGTATTAATAGTTTGAATATTCATTTCACGCTCCTTCATAGTCATAAGGTTCAATTGAATCAGCCTCTAGTACTGCATCCTGATACGTAGTGGCTCCTAGCTGGATTACCACACCATTGGAGTAGCAAGCCATGTAAGTATTATACACAGGATCGTACTCAATGTCAACCAAAAAATTATCCACGAACAGCCTCCAGTTCCATAGTCTCATTAATGCCCTGCAATCGACGCATCAAGGGCCATACTGCCCGCTTGGCTTCTTCTAGAGCCAAGTAGATTTGGTCCTCGGCTGTCCCGTCACTAAGGACTTCGCGGGCGTCTTCGTATAAGCATCCCCCGAGGTAGGCCGATCCCAACTCGTGCCCTTCAACCAAAGCCCGGACTCGGAGCATGAACCATTCGTATTTGCCCATGTCGATGTCACGGCAGATCTGTGGGATATCGTAACAGGAGTCGTCAAAACAGTCTTGGGGATGTATGTCTTCATAGGTCTTATCCACAATGATTTCAAAGCCCTCACGCTCGTAACGGGCCAGTTCGTCATAGTATCGCATGTCTGCTCCTGTTCTGTTAGTGTAGAGCTAGTATAACACCAACTCTACACCCTGTCAACCGAAATTAGCATTCCGGATCAAAGTCATACCACTCCTGTGCCTCATCAGGCTGTCCATCCCACTCCTCGTCTTCCTCTTCGTCCTCCTCGTCCTCATCCAAGAAGAACTCGTTGGCGTGAGCCATGTCTGCTACATCGTCCTCGCTCATGTACTTCAAGCAGGCCATGATAACAGTATCACGGTCCAACATGCCCTCTTCCACCAGCTCCAAAATACGATTAGTTGCTTCACGCATATCAGCTCCTAGTTAATTACACAGTTTCAATAGTATAGCACCACAGGGTGAACTTGTCAACCAAAATCCACCCTGTTGCGTAAAAACAACATCAATCCAGACGCGATCCTGCATAGGCTGTGAATCCATACTTCTTCAATACATCAGCCGCAGCCTGCGCACCCACTTCCTTGCAGTCCACGTTCTGTACGCTCAAACCACTGGGATTCCAGATCTGAAACGCCTTAGTATAGTCCTGACGCACACCAGCTGCCTTAAGCATCTTGCCCAACTTGGTGTTACCCTTAATCTTGACGCCATTGTGCTCCCAGATGTTAACCCAAGCAAAGCCACAGGCATACTGATCCACACCATTCAGACGCTGACGGAAGAAGTCATCCGCAGCCGCATAAGCCGCTTCCTTAGCTTCAAGGACGGCATGATTAACAAAGTTTTGAGTTAGCTCCATCTTTAGCTCCTTTTCGTTAGTGTTCGTGTATAATACAGTCTTCTGCCCAATTTGTCAACCGTTTTATTCGTAACGCCCGCCCCACATGTTCTCGTAATCAAACCATGCTACACGTTCGCCTGCGCGATAGTATATATAGACACCACCCACGTTATCACGCTCAGTATCGCGTAGTAGATTGCTCATAGTACGCTCAAACAAGTCAGTAAACAGTTCAGCGCATTCTGCTGGGCTCTTGCCCTCGTCGTATAGCATATCGTAGTCTACACTATAGTTGACTGTTATAATCTCTGCAAGCTCCATCTCAGCTCCTTAATTAACTAACTAAGCCACTATTATACACTATCTACATCAAATGTCAACCAAAAAAGAAAGTGTTGTATTTTTGCGAATCTGCACGATTTTGGTTGACTTTTTGGCTAGAGGTGCTATAATATACACACTAAGAGAGCGAACAAAACCAACAACTCCTAGGTCCAACGGTTCGAACAGCGTGTCTGGGGATGGACGTGGAGGGTGGGCAACGGTTCTGTGTATAGTAAGCACTAACTAACTTAATAAATTCACAACTGTGTAAGTAAGCGCACACTAACCTAGAATACAGTTGCAGAATCCGCAACGGTTGGGGCGCCATTATGATTCTACTAACAAAGTGTGAAATTGTGTACAGAATCACAACGATTCTGTAATCTAGATGTAGAAAAGCGGCAGAAAAGTGTCAAAAGGTGTGAAAAAGTGTAGAATTGTGTGACGAACCTTGGGGTTGTGGCTCATACTTTAGTCTACCATAGGGCGGCAACGGTGTGAAGAATTAGTTTGGTTAAGGTCACGACAGGCTATAGTATAATACTTTCTACCACAAATGTGCCGATCCAATAGCCGCCAGGACTTCCATCATTACATGTGCCGCCACGGCAATCCAACCCCATAACCATTTCATTACCATGCTCCTAGGTGTACGCCATACCAGTACACAATCCATAAAACCATAGCTGTACACAATGCATAGAATTCCCAAGCATCACGAGCTAACCAATCTATAGGTTCTTCACTGTTTCTCGCAGATCCCGCAGCGGGGCCTGTGCTGAATCCATGTTCTTCAAACCATTCATCTATAGTAAGACCACTAGATGTGCGCAGCGGGGCCTGTACTGTGTGAACCTCAGCTGTTCTATTCTGTACAAGTTCCGGTGCTGTTTGCATCCATTGATAATGTTTAGGTAAATCTGGGAATATCATAATTCGTCCTTAATTGTGCGCAGCGGGGCCTTATGTGATCCAGCTGTATAGTGCAACTGTTGCCAAGATTAGCCCTGTCACCAGAGCCTGTACATGTATAGTTTTCATGCTGGCACAAGTAGAGCCACAATTATAACCAAAGCTGTCAAGATCATGGCCATAGCAGCTAATGTGTATCCGTTAATTTCTTCCAGCTTTACACTAAACCACTTGCTCTTTAGTTCTAATCGTTCTTTATCTGTGTTATCTTCACAGGGTGCTGGTGTGGGGTTTTCATCCAAGTGTTTATTTAAATCGCTCATTGTATGCTCCGTTGTTTGTGCTATAGTGTTTGACCCATATGCATCGTGCTGTAGTTCTATATCCATCTAATTGCCAAGTTGCTCGAACTTGATCTCTAGCTTTTAGGCAAGCTTCGTAGCTAGTGTGTGGTGCATGTATCATACCTTTGCTTTCAGTCTGACCCAAAGGTTGTCCCAAATATAAGCTGATTAATAATACCCACATGTTATTCTCCGCCCATAAGTAGACTAATCCATGTAGCTGTCAGTGCTATAATCAGTGCAAACAAGTATATGTTACTCATCATGTCTTTGAGTTATCCAAATCACTGTGCGTATCATCAGCCAGCCTATTATAATAGTTGTTATCATAGCTGCCGGGCCTTTGAGTATAGTTATCAGTTCCATTATCTTCCGTTTCTGCTAGCCAGTAGTGTAGTAGCATGAATATTATTGTAATAGGGATGATCATCCATAAGTCGCCTGTGCGTATAGCAGCGAAGATTACCACAAAGAAGTATAGGTTCAGTATCCACATACTGTATTTAAGGATTTTTTATTGTTGCGGGTGCGTCGCGGCTGCTACGCAGTTGTAGGCCAATGTGAGGTCAGTTCAAATGGAGTACAATCTATGGGCCACATTAATTGGAATAGGGTATAGTCTCTATCCTGATCAAATCTAACATAGATCATGTGTTGTTGTCTACAGTATTCTAATCGGATATGAGGTTGACTACGACGTATACGTCTAAGTTCATTTAGTATACGTCGTATTCTGCTGCGTCTACGCCAAGGTACAGCCATTTCTACTACACTAGGTGCCCTTGAGCGTATGATTATATTAGACACGTTTACTGATTGTGTCTGCGATTCTACGTTGACTAGCGTCAATTTTTTCACGAATACTTATAACTTCTTCGCGCAGTTCGTTACCGTTTTCCTGTAGTTCTTGTAAGCTATCGCCTAGGGTTTGAGCGAACTCAGCTACTTCTCTAATACGGGCACGACCAGTTTGAGCGTCCTGAGCCAATAGTTGACTGATTTCCATACTATGACTGATACGCTGATCATTAGTCACGCCAGTAGCTTCACGCATCATAGTACGTAGTTCGCCATCGAACCATACTGCATTTTCGTCTGCGGTATCGTTGATAAATGCTGCCATTTCTTCGTTGGCTAGATAGAACTTCTCTGATGCTTGACCAATAGCCTTAATAGCGTTGGCCATATCATGAGCGATATCCACCATACGACGATTCATTACATTACGATGCTGTAGGTATTCCAATTTAGTCTTGTTGATCATTGACTCTTGAAATGCTGCTTCCACTGGGTTAGCAGGTTTAAGCAAGTTCAACATCATAAGACGATTACGATAAACATCATCTGTAGTACGCATGATCATTTCACGATTACCGCCAGCATTAATAGCCCATGACTGCATGGCATCAGTGACGTTTTCTTCTACGATACTACGTGCTACCTGTGTTTGTGCTACGTTAAACTGTACATAAGCTTCTACATCAAAAGCACGACGAGTTTGTTCAGCGATTAGAGCTGCTTGCTGTTCTGGATCCATACCGGCATGCATGGATAAGAAGCTGCTCATGGGTTTAAAGTCTAATTCTTGTTCTACTGGTTGTGCTGCTGGTTTAGTTTTCTTTGGTGCGGGCTTTTTTACGGCCGTAGGTTTTTTGGTAGATGCTTTGATTTTAGCCACAGGTTTCTTCACTGGGGCTTTTTTGGTTGCAGGTTTAGCTGCTGGCTTCTTAGTTGCCATATATTCTCCTTAAGGGTTGGCTTACTACAGAGAATATTTACTACCTAGGCTAATAGGGGTAGGGCAAATGTGAGCAGTTTATTTTGACCAACGTCTAACATGTTGCCAAAGATGTTGATTAGTTCGAGTACCTGGATCTCCTCCCACAGTGAGCCTCAGGCTTGGAGCTACACCTCGACTGTGACGTTCGACAAAATTAGCTATACGACTACTGGTAGTACGTATAAGACACAGTCCTGCGTCATTGCACACCATATAGGTGTTGATGCCCGTGTCAGGGTCTTGATCTATGAATAACATTGCTCGCTCCACGAATATTTACCCATAAAAAAAGCACTGCGAACAGTGCTTCTAAACCGCCAGTAACTACTTGGCTACGGTTTATAGACCTAGTGCAAGAGCACGATAACCGGCAGCTACAATGTTACGGCTTGGCTGACCCATTTCGTAACGGGTAACACGTTGACCATTAGTAGCTCGTTCTGTCTTAGCATAGACAGCGTATCCACCTTGACGTACACGGCTAACTTCAGCAGTCACGTTTTTGATACCAAAACGCTTTTGAATCTGTGCTGGGGTAAGGGTCTCACCGTTGTATAGTGCAGTGAAAAGTTTGAAGGCCTTGGTGCCTTTGTTAAGTTTTTGAAACATGCCTAATCTCCTTTAAGTTAATAAACAGGCTTTAAAGACTGCTTGTGCAGTTAATCGCTATTATATGTTATAGTTTGTACAAGAGCAAACTTATTGGTGGGATTTGTCAGGATCATTTACTCGAAAGTTCAGCTTCAATCCTGGGAATCGTCGTTCAGCGTTATTCATGGCTTCGACAACATCAGCACCTTGTGCCATAAAGTTATCATTATGGTCGTATAGATAACACACGCCTTGATGCCATTCTGTACGGTATTCCTCTTTTGATTTGGATTTAGATTCTTGACTAGAGGATTCCGCAGCGTCTTCTCGTGTTGCACGTTCTACCCTGGCCATGATTTCACGTATCTCCTCGGGCTTCTCAACAATACGTTCTATAAAACTTTGTGTAGCACGCCATACTCCCCAAAGGAAGCCAATACCAATGCCCACTAATATTCCCATTAAGAAATCCATGTTAGTCCTTTTGTTTATTTATTGAGTCAATTCTACGACGTCTACACTCGTTTCTAACATCCTGTGGAATGTCAGCTACAAATTCAGTAAGAGCACAATCATATCTATTAGTACGTCGTTCCACAGTGTCATGCCTAGTACCCAGATAAAAAGCTACCCAAGTAACCGCAAATACAAGGATCAAATAATAAATGTCTTTTAAGATTTCGTTCATCGCCACCTCAATTTAAACCACATCACATCCTTTTCGTCGGTGAATTCATATTCAGCAATTTGATCACAGGTTAGGCTATGGTCAGCCACATCTTGTATGTCAAATCGTTTATAACTTGGACAATGTTTAGTAGCCCAGATAGCAGCATCTATAAAATACAATCTCATACGATTATAGTCAAGATCCGGATGATGTTCGTCTGTTAGATAGACTCTGATAGAGTCAGGCAACGATCCAGAGGTCATCGTCTTGTAGTACAATAGTTTCGGCACCGTCGTATTCGTCTATACGAAATAAGCTGCCTTCGGGAATCCAAGTAATCACAAGATCATCTACACCGCCCCAATAAGCGGATTTGTGTTCGTTTTGATAGTGTTCTTCGCAGTAGGCTTCTACTTCTTCAGCCTCGGCTCCGCGTTCGATCATGTCAACCAGTTGTGGATCAAACAGTAATTCTTCAATACGATGCCAGCTATACCAGCCAGCACCATGCTGAGGACTGTGGATCACAGCCACTCGACCAAAACGTACAACTTTTGCACAATCAGATATACTTATAGCCAACCGCAATTCTCCATAAACTGGCTTTCATAGGGTTCATAAACTCTATGGATATTTCATTATCTTCGTAATGAAACGTTAATTTATAATCTTTTTTTGGTGTGAGTCTTAACGCTTCTAAGTCTGCTTCCAATTGATTAAAATTAATATCTCTTTGTAATTGTATTACCATGTTCATAGTATACTATCATTCCTCTTCGTAGTCAAGTTCATCTTCTTCAATCCATTTTTGATTTGGATCATCATAGGCTTTGTAATAAGCTTCGTTTGGTTTGAGCACTCTGAAATCGTTGCTATATTTTAAACTGGCCAAAGTGTACTCTGTCTTTTTGAGTAAATCACAAACTACCCAAGCAGTTCCGCATCCCCCACTAACGTTCTTAAATGGACTGTGTTTATACTCGTTAGCCATTAAGGCGTTATGCATTTTATTGCCATACGCAAAGATGATACGAGTAATGCCTAACCGTTGGTTACGCAGTCTTACTTTATCAATTAGTGTTAAATTAGTAATGTGGGCACAGTTGTTGTCGTCGATTGTAAGTAATACATTCTTGACCTTAATACTGCCCTTGGTATGACTGTTTGTTGGCGTTTCTTTTGTGCTCCACGGAACATCGCAGTCAACGTGTTCTACATAATAAGTTTCCCCATGAAATTTAACGACCCACATAGGAATAGTCGAGTCTTCCAAATGTTTCTTGTTAAAGTGGAAAACTATATCATCACATGCAAATTCAATCTATGCCATTTTAATCTCCTTAAAAAATTAGCAATGTATTTATTGATCCCATTTAAACACCTTAAATGTTTTATCAATTATATGTTCTTTTTTACTAGGTGTAGTATCTGCTATTTCGCTGACAAAATGTATTTCAAAACCGTCGAACTTACCGTCGGTCATTTTGGTTAGTATTTTATCTACTTGTTTACCTGTACGTTCTTGTACAATGTTAGCAACAATTTGTTCAACAGTTTGAGCATCGATGTTAGTGCTGACATCCAGTTCAAATTGATAAGTCATAATATTTCCTTTGTTTGGTGCACCGAATGGGATTCGAACCCATAACCTTGAGCTTTAGAGACTCCGGCTCTAACCGTTGAGCTACCAGTGCTTTAATCTGTATGGGTCTTTCCCCACGGTCAATTCTTTAGCTGATTAATTTCTTCAACTAACGGTTGTATGTGATGAGTATACAATTGTTCCATCTGTTTGTAAAGACTCTGTCTTTCCGAATCTGACATGCCGGCAGTAATCGAACTGATGACTGTGTCATCGGATTGTTTGTTCAAACCGTAGTCATGACGCCAAGTGTAGCACATACCAGTTATAATTTCTTCTTTAGTTTTCAATTTGGCCTTCCTCTACTACACGACGTTCCCGATAGTGAACATTGATAAACTTTTTAGCACTTTCTAAGGTGCTAAACTTTCTAGTTATTCTGTAAGTATCTGAATCATTATGTTTGATTGGACTCCAGAAAGCCCACCAAAGAAATTTCTGTTCAGTCCATATTTCGTAATGGACATCACCATTGCCGTCTTTTTCTTCTACAATTTTATATTTGGTCATAGTCTACACTCTGCTATCATTTTAGATTTAACCTGTTGAAGTCTTTGATTCCACACGATTGCAGCTTGACGACATTCGTTTTCGGATTGATATCTGTTATGTTCAGCAAAGTTACTAGGCGTAGCTAACCAAAAAACTAAAATATAAGTTGTCATTGTTTTTCATCTTTCTTTTCAGGTTGTACGATAGCAGGAGGCTGTTCGGGCCATATCTTATCTTTGATATAGTTGGCACCAATCCAGCCCCAGGCTGAAAAGAATCCCCACACTATCATTTCTAATATCATTTAGTTCACCCAATGTCTTGTGTCGTAGAAGTGTATGATAGCTTCAAATCCCAGTAACGCTAGGCTAAGGAATAGACCACTATGACTCTGTCTAGTAGTCAATCTAAAATCAAATCCTACGATATCTGTGGTTTTATCAAATTGCAACTCTAGCATTTTATATTGGCTAAGTTCCCAACTAGGATTAGCCAAAGTTTCGAATCTATCACTGTATGGGTTGCGTATGTTAAAACTCAGTGAGATCATTCTTCAACTCCGAAATGTTTCTTAATCTGTTTAGCAATTCTAACTGCGGTATTAGTACAACAAGCATCTCCATCGGTGATATCATCTTCACTAACTTGGGCACACTCTCGCACAATCAACCGAGCGAACTTTTCAAATTTTTCAACATCTGGATTAGCATAGAATCCAGACTCTCTAGCAAGTTCTCTAATTCGTTCGTTCAAATCTTTTCTCCGTGTTTGAGTAACATCAACATATAATCCTTTGGTCGTTCGGGTTGACCATAACTATCGTGTGATACCTTGTCGTAACACTGACTACAGAAGTATCCTGATATGCTGTAGTAGCCGCTAAGGAACCAGCCATTACCATTTCTTACTTCGACACCGCAATTAGTACAGGTTAAGTTTATTTTCATCTGCGTTCTTTCTGTTTAGGAAACTTAGTACACCAAAGACATTTGGTACTCTCTTTACCATAAAAGTAAAGGTTCATATCAAACAGTTTACGACCGCAACCTGTACACACATAGGTGCTCATAGGCACATCAAGGTCAGACTCGCTCGATGCCTTTTGATTTTTCACCTTCTCGGATAACTTTAAGAAGCTCTCTTTGCTGATACTTGCTCTCTGCGGTTTGTCGTTTGTCATGAGTACTCACTTTCATTATGTCATCATAGTTACGAGCCCACTCTACACCTCGTAGCCATTTATCTATGTCTTGTAGTGTACCTGCGAATATTTCTGCTTCTCTATTATAAACAGGTAAGTGTTCGTCTAAAGGCATAAGAGCAATAGTATCGAACTCCATGCCAGAATATTTAGAAGGAGCAAATTTTAGGCCAATCTTGTTAGCCCGTTCTTCTACATCTCGAAAACTTTTTAAAAGCTGCCAACCAGCAACCATAGCAATATTAGCCATTACGGCTCCAAATTAGTTGTTAATAGTTGTATTGTACAGCAGATTAGAGTTTAAGTCAAGACCATTTGAGTTGATAAAACGTATAATCTACATCTTTGAGTTTGGCACGGATAACATATGTATAACCAAAACTAGCATGGTCTACCATTCTGTGCCAAATTGGTGATTCTATGGCATGTTCCATGACCCAGGAACCTTGTTCACTGTTTTGCCATTTTATAATTGGTTCAGCAGCATATAAGTCTGGATCTTCTACATCACCCATGGTAAAACGATGCACAGTTACATCGTGTATTTTGTGTACTCGATCTTCGATGACCATGTGCTCGCGTGTGTGTTTCAGTGGTGGCTCACCTAGGTATCCTGTGTAGTATGTATTTGTATATCCTGTTACACTCATTACATTAGTTGAGCTACAATTTGACTACGACGTTGAACATTTGGTTGTCCAAGTACAATCAAACCGTAGACCTTGCTTCCTTTCTCTACCAGCATCATAACACAACGACCAGCACTATTGGTAAATCCTGTCTTGCTGATTAAGATGTTATCATACTTATACAGTTCAGGATTAGTGTTGTGAAATTTAATATGTACATTCTTTTTGCCTTTAGGCACACTCAGATCAAAATTACGCAATGCTCCAATGTCCTGTATCACAGGATTGTTTTTAATACTGTTCAAGAACAGGACTAGCTCGCTGGCTGTGCTAACATTACCTGGTAACAAGCCTGAACTGTCCACAATCTGTGTGTGTATCAAACCAATATTGTGATTGTAAGTATTAGCATCTATGATAAACTGATTAAATCCACCAGGATGATTATTGGCCAGTACTTCAGCAGCTAGATTATCGGAATTCATGACCATGGCCTTGAGCAAGTCCATACGGCTAACATAGGTACCTCTGGGCACTTTACCACCGTTATGACCAGAGACATATAGCTTTTCGTACAGGTTAGCACTACTGTTAATCACGGTAATAGCTGTAAACATCTTGGTAATACTGGCTATACTGCGTACTTGATTACGATTGAACTCATCACTGAATTCACCGTTATCATAATCAAATAGCACATAACTGCCCGTGGCATAGTAGCTATAGTTAGGAGTCTTCTTAACTAAATGTGTTTTAGCCTTACGACTCTTTGCCTTTTTATGTTTTTTATTGGGCTTTGCGTCTGCTGCACCAGCAAAAGCAAATGCCAATAGAGTAGCTAGTAGTATTTTTTTCATAGTAGAATACTTATCTTACCAAAAAACTAGAAAAAACTATACTTTTTATGGAGCCGCACTTACACCACTATTGGCCACCGGATGACCATTATCAGCTTGTTCCTGTGCCAGAACAAACTTCTTGAACAGTTCGAAATTGTCACGTGCTTTTTCTAGGCCGGGATATTTTTCACAGAGATAATCTAATTTTTGTTGATCCATCATATGTTGATGTGCCCAATCAAGTGTGGCCTTTACCCAGTCCGGTAAGTCTACATTGGCATATGAAGGCGTAATACTTTGCCAAGTTATACCATCATATACTTCAAAATTCTGTGTACCAGGATTAAATCTCATCTGTCCAGCACTGAGAGCACTGCCGTTAATGTAAGGTAAGTTCATTTGCCCGCCACTTACGCTTACATAATTTGATCCGTTAATTCCTTTTATCATCGTCTGCTAACTCCTCTGCGTATTTGAGCAAGAACATTGTCCGTTTGTTTTCGCTGTAAAAATCTAAATGTATTTCTGTTCTAGTACGTCCACGTTCGGGCGGCAATGACAGAAGATAGTTCATCTCGTCCTGACTCATTTTAGCTTCTTCATAGGCCGCATATTCTTTATCGTAGTTTTTGTTCACATTCCAAGCTGTATGCTCACGCACTGTGAATCCTAATTTGGCTTTCATCTTTTCTCTAATGAAATAACTAGGAGGATACTCAGTTCGGAGTTTTTGATTTATCTTTGTCCAAGTTCTTTTGTGCATCTTTATTGGTTTCATTTTTTAATCCACAAATAGCCACTAACCCTTTGTTATCCCATTCTTTACGTGCTTCCATACATTCAGCGTAATTTGGATATACTTTGCTATAAACAAATTTCATCTTTGGTGGAGGATCAGTCCACAGTTGTACAATCAAGATCCAAGGTAGTAATTCCATGTCAACTCCATCTTAGTATAAACCAATTCCGACTTCGTTCATTTTTTAGTTTCCACATATTGAATGCCATGCGTTTGCCTAAATTATTATTACGAACCCAATTGTCTACTTGAATCATCATAGACTCGTTCATTAGACTAGAACTGTGTAGTTCCACCCAATGACCTTTTTTATCTGGTATGTCTATTTTAAACTTAGTTAATTCCATTGTAAAGAAATTTTATTGCCAACGCAGTCTGAACCAAGTATAATCTTTTTCGTGCCTAAAGAAAATACTTCGAACAACTATAAACCAACGGGCATTGATATCACCAGGTTCACTAGGACCAAAATTTTTATTAAGCCAATCCACTACTTCAGGACCTATACCAGTCGTTCTCACAATAATAAATTCTGTGTCGGGTTTCTTCTTCGGACGAGATTTTTCAACTTCGTATATCATGACCAGTCATCCATGTAGTCATCAGGAACTTGGTAGTTCCAAGGCTTACCGCCTAACTCTTCCCAGTTATCCCATTTAGTTATTTCGTCTTTGCAATGTTTAGGCATACCAATACTACCTACTACAGCATCACATTGGCCACAACGATAACTAATTTCATTTTCATAATCATAATAAGCAATACCTCCACAAGGTAAAGCCATTAGATCAGCAGGATGCGGATACTCATTCATAGAAATTTAAGTATAAAAAATGTTGCCAGTTGTTCATTATCTATATCTAATTGATAGTATACTGTTCTGCCATAGCCGTCGACTATCTCTTTCATTTCAATTTGCCAACCTTCGCCTATCTCTAATGTAGTATAACGAGCAGGTATTTGTTCATCTATTCTTTTTAATCCTTGTCCTGGACCTAAGTACGGACCTACATTTGCATCTAACCATTCTCGTAATGCTACTATAGTTTGCCTTCTATTAATGATTATTTCTGTTATATCAATAATCATTCTATGATATCGAACTCGTCTACAGGGTATTGTAGACAAATCCAAGTCCAATGTTCGGGTTTAAACTCCATGTAATAAGTGTCTAGATTTATGTCTTTGTATATTTTACAACGATATTGCCGTTCGAATTCTCGAGCAAACTGATCTTTGCTTAGTCCAGGATTTTGATCGCTGAATCTGCTAAACAGGACCCAGCCAGTTTGTTTCAACAAATTTACTTTTACGCACTCCATCGCAATACAAACCAATCTCTGTCTTTAATATCTTTGAAATAGAATCTGGCATTGTTACAATACCAACGCTGTCCAGGTGTCCATACACCATCCTTGGCAGTAGGGCCAAATGAGTCCACGACCCAAGCAATCATGTCATTCCACTGTAGTTCGTGTTTATGCATCCAGCCCACAGGCTTCACTTCATAATAGGATTCGCCGTTAAATTCTATTTG